ACTTTACTCACGCCTTCAGCCTGGTCAAAGTCACCATCAAGTATTTCATAGATCATACGCTCTGTGGCTTCACGTCCCACACTCGGCGGGGGCAATGCTTTCTGTTGTTCCGTAATATTGTTTTCAATAGAGCGGGCAAGGTTCATCACTTCTTCACGGTTGCGTGCTTCTTGTAATGCTTTGGCTTGTACATCTGTGATCTTAGGAGCTGGTTCAATTCCACCAACACCACCATATACTGTGGCTGTATCAGATATGTCAATCATGTTTTCGCTGTCTAGCCACGAAACCCACATATCAACCAGGTCATAATATTTTTGTTCGTCACCCATGAGTGCAATGCCTTGCTCGTTCGTGACTTCTTGTAGACTGTTCAGCGAATCGTACATCTTGATCGCGTCCAGTTTGTTGCCAGCGTCCCATGCCATGCGCAAATCGTGCCTTTGTGCATCATCTAGCGCGTGTTCAAATACACGGTCAATCAGTGTGTTTATATCGTCTGACTTTGATCTCGTTCCATTCAATAAGTGATCAATCGCGCTCAGTGTTCGTCCGCGTAAGTTGTTTGTTTTTTTGTTGCTGTTATAAAAGTCGTGATACCAATACGCGCCACCTTCCCATGTCCGAATGTGCGTGTCTTTATTGACCACAACCTTGCTTGAATCTATGTCTTGTATAAACTCATGCAGGCTGGCCTCAACATTCATTCTGGTGTAGTCGTCCAGGTCAGCAAGTAGTGTTTGTGTGGTTGGCTTTACTTCTGGTTCAATGGTCTTTGTCGGCGCTGTTTCTTTTATTGGTTCAACTTTTACTTCTGGCTCAACTTTTGGTTCAACCTTCGGTTCTAAGTCCAACTTGGCTTGTGCTTCGGTGCGGATTTTCTCAATGGCAATGGCTTGTTGTAAGTCCTCCACCGTCACGTCACCGAATGAATATCGTGACCCGTCTTCTCTACCAGTTGCTTTACGCCTGGCTTCCGGGCTGTTCTTCAATATGTATTTGATAACTTCTAGTTTGGCTTCAGGATTTGGGTTTCCAAACTCATCCACTCCTGCCAGTTCTGGTTTTTGTTCTGATAACAACTGCCATACATCGGCTTCGTGTTTCTGTACAATGGGTGCCTTTGGTGTTTGTTTTTCTGCTTGTGGCACTTTGGGAAGTGAGGCTTGTATTTCAGCCGGTATGTTATCAGCTTTCACCCTGCCTGGTGCGTTGTTGTTGCTGGCTTCAGCCATTTCACGAATGAAGGTTGTATAAACTTCTTTGTAGAATTTTGGATTGACCTTATCTCGTAAACTTCTTGCCAGTTTGTGCAGCGGTTTCCCCTGGTTCAGTTCAAGTATTTTTGCTTTTATCTCAGGTGACAACAAGTCACCCCATGCTGTGATCATGGTATCTGATAATTCGCCATTACGGAATAGCATTTGTGCCTGTATCTGCTTCCGTCTGACTGCGCTTATAGATGATCGCCAATTCTGCGCTTCAAGTGCGGCGTTTGGATTATCTGGAAACTGGTCTGCGTACTGCTGTACAAATAAATCATCTATGTTTTTTTGTAATTTGTCTTCGCCCAGTATGGAATTTATATAATGTTCATTCAGTTGTGCATTTGTTTCCTGCCATAATGCGGCTGCTTCGTCTTTATTTCCTGCTTTGTATAGCGCGTCTGACTTTTCATAGAAGTCGTTCATCAGGTCACGGCGTGTCTGGTAGAAGTCTGACCAGTTCCTGTTCAAGTCTGCATAGGCTTTCATGGTGTTGATGTGTACCGGGCTTGCCTGATCTGCTCCCAATCCCTGCATCAATCCCAACCATTTGGCTGCTTCCACGTTATTGAAATTCTGGAACGCTATATCTTCTGAATTGAGCGCGTTCATCCAGGTGAGTTGTCTTTCCCATCCTGATAGTTTGCTGGTTTCTTCACCAATGGCATCCATGCGAGAAAAGTGCTGTAACCAAAAGTCTGTCCGGTTGGCTGTCAATCCATCGAATGTGTCAACTGCACCCATGCCACCTTCAATCTTGGCTTTGGCTAGTGCGTCTTTCACTATTCGCTCATTGCTGCGTGCAATTCGTTCAGTGACTTTGTTCTGTGCTTTTGTCTTGAGGTTTGCAAACCCTAAGTTGCGTTCTATTGTATCTGTGCTATTCTTGACCACACTGTCCAGTTCGTCCAGTAGTTCTGGAAATAGTTTATTGAATACAATCGTTTCATCTTTGGTCATCACGTCTTTGACTGACCGCTTGGATAAGTCACCAAAGAGAGGTTTTTCGATCTGCTGTTTACTCTTTCCTTGTCCAATAAGTTTTTCAATCAGGTCTGCCAATCCTGGTTGTACTAAATCCAACACAGAGCGCAAGTCGGTTGGTATCTTTTCAAACCCAACTCCTGCTTGCCAGGCTTTCTCCCAATACTCCATGACCGCATTGATGGTGGCAATTTCGCTTGACCATTGTTCTATACGTGAAGACAATCTGGCGGCAATCTGTAATTTGTCTGTCTTCTTTACAATGCCGTCAATTGTTTTTAGCGTTCCTTCTTGTATGCTGGCTTTGAGAATGTTCTGCCCAATCTGTTTCGGTTTCTGCCCCAACTCTGTGATCACACCAATCGGAACTTCACCCATTTCAGCAGCACCAACACCCCTGCGCATGAAGGAAGGTATCACTCCATATTCTTGCATGAACTTCTTGCCTGAACGCATTGGTTTCAATCCGAGCAATCCGTCCCATGCCAAAGTAAACACGTTGTTGATGGCATTGTTCGCCAGGTAGGAAGGTGACAATCCCAGCAATAACATGGACTGCATGTTCTTGACCGTCTGTCCCAATCGTGTCACCAGTTTATTTGGCTTCACTCCGAACCAATCAACCGCCCATTTATCAACACTCTCTGTCAATGCCAGGCGCATTTTCATTTTCAGTAGTTCGGTATTATATGCAGCTCCGTTTTCACCAAAGAATGATTCTGCCATAGTCTTCAGCTTGGAACCATTCAATGTTTTTAGTGCATCTTCTTTGGCAAACAAGTCAATCAGGTTGGCCGCGTTCTTGTCTCCTGCTTTGGCTGCATCTTGTAAGCGCAACATGTATTGAGTGAATATATGCTCTGCTTCTTTGGGTTGAGCATTGTGTAATTTCCTGACAAGTTCTTCAGGCTTGACCTGCATATACTCCGCAACCAGGTCCAATACTTTCTTTGGTTCACGCGTGAATTTGTACTGGTCAACCATTTCTTGAATCGGTTTCAATCCATCTCTGATTGCGTAAGGAATTGACTGCGCTTCTGCTGAACTGAACCACTTAGGTATTGTGGTTTCAGTCGTCACACCACCAACTGTGATCGGTATTGTTCCCGCATTGGAAGCCTTGACTGCATCCTCCGGTTTCATATCAGCAATAGATTTTATGATTTGTAAGACAGTATCAGGGTCATCCTCAATAGATAATAAACTTGCTAATCCATCACTGAAGTTGTTCAGGATGGCTCCTGCTCTCGATTTTGGGTCTAACCCAAACATTGCGTCTAATGGGTTCTTTGCTGGCGCATTGCTATACATCTTCAGATTGCCAGTCTCGTCCGCTCCTGCAATGAAGCGTGACAATGCACCCAGTTCTGCAATTTCTGTGGGTGGTGTCTGTCGTATCAGGTCGCCGTATAGCCTGGTGTTGCGTACTAAATCACCACTTCCCCCAATGCGCTTACCTTCCGCGTCTTTGAATCCCAGAAAAGCTGTGGCAAGTTTCTCGTTGCCTGACAATTCACCAATCTTACCAATCCCTTTTGACGTGAGCGGACCCAATAGATCAAGTGGATCAAGGATCACATTACCCGCAAGTTCTTTCAAATCACCCAATATGCCAAAGTTTTGTGCAACCTGAATGTAAGCATCTGATGGACTCACCCCCTGTTGTAACAACTTTCGCATTTCCAACATGGCAAAGGCGTTCACGTCCTGATTGTTTGGCGTGTATATCTTTTCAGGTGTCGGGTTTTCCAGGTTCCACTTGTTGAAATACGCCTGCCCTTGCTCGTCTTCCCGTGTCATAAAGGCACTTTCATACGCAACCGCACCGGCGTTGTACGCGGAGATCAGCTTGTCAGCATCTCCCCATATATCTTTCAGGTCTCCATAACGCTCACTATCTAGCATGGAATAGATGGTCTGTGACGATAACCCAATCAGCTTTTCTGCCTGTTCTGCTGGCCAGTTCAATGCCTTGAAGAATTTCAGTAAAGCGTATTCGCTGTCACTCACTTCCTGTCCGGCTTCCAATTTCTGTTGTATTCTGGCAGCCATATAGGTCATGCCTGACATACCCACTGCACCAGTAACCGCTCCAACTGGACCCAATGCGCTACCCATGACTGCGCCGCCCAATGCTGGCAATCCATATTGAATCACTGGCATGGCACCACTAACCGCCTTCTGCCACCACAATCGATTATCTTCTGTGGGTTCAGGGTTCAGCAAGTCTGGCGTGGGTTGATACCCCGTATCCTGATACTGCTTGATAACCTGGTCTCGCTCTCTTACTGGTATAGACTCAATCGGTGGTGTCGGCATGAGTCTGATAACCTCATTGAGTGGGTCATCTTCTGAGATTGGTTCCCAATTCACCCACGAACCCTGGCGAGTATCTTTTAAATAGTTATAGGATGCTTCTAACGCGTTGGTATCAATCCAGGGTGGTAACTCAGTTCCAGGAGGCGCTGCTTTTGCGGCCAGATAATAACGCGCAATTCTACGAGGATCGCTCCAATAATTTTGCCCTTGATATGTTGCTTCTGGTCGTAAATTTTTCCAGAATTGCGTATTGATATTCTGTTCAATATCAGGTCGTCTCTCTGCCGATGGTCTATTCTGTTGGCGTTCCATGTACTGCGTGTACTGACCAATAGGTGAACCCAAATGCTGAATCCATTCATCGGACTGTTGAGATTGTCTAGCCTGATAATTCTTTACTTCCTGGTTTGTTTGGTCTGCCATATTTATCCTATGTTCCAGTTGACCATTGATTGCCACCATTCGGGAGCTGGGGAACTATATCCACCACCACCGCCTCCGCCATCTCCACCGTGAGCATAGCCACTTCCATATCCGCTATTTGTTGGTATTGTTTGCTGTGCCTGTGTCGTTGGGGGTTGTGGCATATATCCGCCACCCGGAAGAAAGTAATAATATCCATCTGCTCTTTTATACGGCGCGCCAGAAACATCTGTTCTCAAGTTATGATTGCGCATTATCCACTTCTCATAAGCGGCTTGTTGTTGTTGTTTCTTCAGCAATGCAGCATAATTTTGTTGATTTTGTTTTGCCTGTGGTGTCGTAGCCCAGCGGTCAACGTCTGAATATTGTTGCGGGTATAACTGCTGTCCATAAAACTGACCAGCAAAATTAGAGCCGTATTGACTGGCATAACTCGCCTGTTGTGTTGCAATGGTTGGCACCAATGGTTTTGCGGTAGGCGTCTTTGGTTTTTGTGGTTCTTGCTTTGGTTTAGGCGGGTTATATAGTTGCTGCGCCCAGTTTGCTATTGGTTGGTAATATACTGGCGTACTTGTCACTGGCGGTTTATAAGTCACTGGCGTACTCTTTGGTGCATTTGAACCACCGCCGCCACCTGAAGAAGTTCCCTGAATTACTGCCATCTTTTATCCTCCGAATCTTCGCTCAATCTTTTTGACTGCATCAGGTTTCGTCTGACGCATGAGCATTTTTACTTCGTCCGGGGTGTCCTGCCACATTCGGCTTGCAACTGCGTCAATGGCTGGCTGATAAAAAGAAGTCTGAAACCTCTTCTCCCAATCTGCAACCTTGTTCGAACCAATCAGGATTGCGTTATCTACGTTCAGAATATTAGTTGGCATCTTTTATATTCCTTGTCCAAAGGAACGCGGAAGCTAATGTTGACGCGACTCTTTCTTCGTGGTCAATTCCTTCTTCTCGCATTTCGTTTACCAATACGTGACACAGTTCGTGAACGATAACTCTTTCGATTTCGCTCTTATCTTCTCTTGCTAGTGCTGGCATGTTTACTTTTATTTCAGCGTCGAGGTATCTCCAATCCGCATGAGATGTCGCAACCACAGACCCGTATTCACTATCTCTAAACGCTTCGTTAATTTCTTGTGGGTCAGTAATAATTGTTAGGCTAACATGCCACCATCTAAGACCGAGTAAGTAAGTCCATTTCTTGAATAGCTTTCTTACCAGTTTTGATTTTTTATTAATATATTTATTTGACATCAATGGTTCTCCATATCTTCATCGAATAAGTTACTCATGTCGTCACCATTGAGTGCGGTTATGTTTACATTAAACTTATTAAACTTGTCATCAGTTCCGAATCCAGGATAACCTGCGCCTTGCGCCATTGCGTCAGCAACAAATAAAATAAATGCTTCTGATAGTTCTTTTGGTATATCAATTGCATGATTATTAATATCAAGTACAAAGGTTATCTTCCCAGAAACTTTATCTTCTCGAACTCTAATATCAGGTACTTGTTTTCCGTTGATTGAAATTACTGTATATTCAAACGGGCCAATCGAAACAATTTCTGTTTGTTTTCTTTCCATCACATCCCTCCCAATTCAGGCGGCATCCCCATCTGCTCACCTGGCGGCATAACGGGTTCAGTCATTGGTAGTCCTTCTTGCGCTGCCTGTGGCTCCAACATCTGACCTGGTGGCATAGGCGGTTGTCCCTGCATCTGTCCCATCAATTCAGGTGGCATCTGTGGCGGCATTGGTCCTTGTGGTTGTCCTTGCATTTGTCCTTGTTGCGCTGCCTGTGCTTTCATCATGGCTTTTTGCATGTAGTCCTGTGCTTTCTGTGCATAGACTATCTCTGCCATGTCTTCCGACCATATGGCTTCACGCTCTTTATCAGGTTGTCCGATCTGTAGAAAATCTTCGCTGGCTCTGGCTCGTGTCATCAACTTGGCGTTCACTAATTCAATTGCCATCTTTGCCATTTGTGCTTTATCCTGCGGTAACTTTATATCCAGTGTGGCTTCTATCTCAATATCTTCAGGAATGGCTTTGAAGTCCAGGTCAATGCCGACCGTCTTACCGCCGACACGAACGGTTGTATCTCCTGCGTCCCTCAGTAAAGCGAAACCAATTTGCATGGCATCTGTGATCACTGAACTCAACATGCGCTGGTATGGTACAAGTGGCAAGCGTCCTGCCTGTGATAGTAAGCTCACCATTGAGAACGGAGCATTACCGCCTAATGGTTCACCCAATACCTGTGCGTACAACGTGGACTCTGCCGACTTCTGGTCTGCCACGTCCATCAATTCGCGCATGTCATTGCTCATTATCTTTGGCATGAATGCTTCTATGTTTTCGTTGCTATCGATGGTGATGATACCGCCCGGATTACTGTAATCTATATTCAATTCTTTGCCTGGCGTGTTGGATTTATAGATCATCAATGGATTACTTCCCACTGTGAATGCTGCGGAATACATCAAGGTCAGCATCAAACTTTGGCGTTCATGCAGTCCTGATTTATACGTGGTATATAAGAATGGTTGTCGTCTGAACTCGTTGTCAAATAGCTCGTCACCTTCCAACACACCTGACGCAATCGGTATCACCGGTAGCCCGTGTTGTTCATGTAATAGTGGTTTAGTTGTTCCTGCCACCCACACGCTGTGATACTCGCTGTCCCAATATTCCGAATATGCAATCTCTTGTGTTGCCTTTTTACCTGAAAGTTGATCCTCTGCAATTTTTCCCCACCTGGAAATGATGTCAATCACTTTCATATCTCGCACAGAATAGTGAGCAGCTAACCCAAAGGCATCAAACACGGGGTAACATATCTTGGGTGACAGTGCTTCAAACATGAGCGGTGTTTTCGCGGCTGCCAGCTCCACCCTTTTTTTCTGATTAGAATTGGCTCGCTCCAATAGTTTCTTGGTCATATTTACTGTGATGTCAGCCTGACCATAGAGAATACCCGCCAATACGGCTGGAATGTGAACTGGTCTGCGTCTTATTCTGCCTGAAGCAGTCCACATCATTTGACACGCTGTCTCAATATCGCTTGCCATACCCTCGTCAATATCATCGCTGTTTGTATCACGTGGCACTGACCACTGCGGGTCAGTGGCGGTAAGCAGTCGCATGGCTCCAATGGTTTTGTTTCTAGCGTCAGGACTGATTGTTTTTTTGATCCAATCTGCTGTTGGCATGACCGAATCGTCCATCAAATAGATTTTTTCAATGGCTTCATACATCTTGTCACGTTCTCCGAAGCCACTCTTTATGTTCTCTGCCCGTGCTTTTATCTCTCCAAAATCTGGCATGCTAAATTCCTTTCATCATCCAGGGGTTAGCGGTTTTATTTTTGTTTGGTTCTTTCACTTCTTTTATGTCTGTCAATCCATAACGGGTTGTGTCATAGGCGTGATCTTCCATCGTGGTATCAACGTCTTCAGGATGCACCGCGTCATAGATCAACTCTGGTATGGTTTTTATTGCTTGCGTACAATTTCTGAAATAAATCAATCCAGGCATTCCATCTGGTAAATTACCCAACATTGAATCAAACTTACGTTTCCCGGATAGTCTGTTGTTGTCAGCCTTCGTTGGGAACACGCCTTCTTTTGTGTATGTGTCAGCGGTTGACCACACATGGGATTCGTCCTGTCTGTTGCGCGTCCACATGGCAGGGTCCATATAGGTTGTCTTTATCATTTCATTGGCTGGCGTGTAATCCTTTATCATTCTGGCTTGTGTTATATCTGTCAATCCGGCCTTATAAATCTCACGGTACACATATATGCGTTGGTTATCCGGGTTGCGTGCAAACCAATGGCAACAAAACGGAGCAGAATATCCCCAGTCCACAGCTCGCCATCTGACCCAATGGTCTGGCAATGTGAACGGTTCACATGTGTGACTGTCATGATCCCATTGAGGAAATGCCATACCCTCGAACGTGTCCCAATCACCATCACGCCATGCTCTCCCCAATGCTCCTGGTAATTCTTCCAGGTACTTTATGTATTCTTTTGATAGGAATGGGTTGTCTTTATAGTTGGATGGCACGAACCTGGTGTTTGTCTCGCTATTTGTACGGTGTGGTATCACAAAAGTATTCTTGAAATGAGCGTGTCCAACTCCACCAGGGTTTGTGGTTTCGTATGCCCTTGCTCTCCATGCTGGCTTTGTGGTACGCAATGATCCCATGAGCATTTGATGTTTGCGCTCACTTAGTGTCGTTGCTTCTTCCAAAAGAATGCCATCGTACTCAATACCAATGTACTTATCAATGTCATTCTCGTTATTGAAACCACCCAATACAATCGCTGATCCGTTTTGAAATGTGAGTAGTCCATTACTCTCAGCATAGTCGTACTGCACCTGTGTCAGTATCTTTTGAATCAAGTCTCTGAATGATTCCCTTGCATTCTTTGCGATCTTGCGTAGAAACAAGAATTTCAATCCTTCATATCGTTGACAATCATCAAGGCTCACCTGGCAGAATGTCTGATGTGTTTTTCCTGGACCTCGCGCTCCCCCCAATCCGATAAGTGTTGGACCATTATCTAAATCCGCTTCTCTGGCGTATGCGTGAAACTGCAAGGCTTTTGGTAACGCAACATAACCCGCCTGAATGAAGTTCCTCATTTGATCAGGTGGACAACCAGCTTTTTTACCAGCCAGCAAGTAGCGTTCCAATTCAGTCTTGTTCTTTATTTCCATATATTTTTTCCAACATGCTATCCATAACGATTGTTACGTTTACATTGGGTGGCTCAGGCTTTTCGTCTTTAAAGATACCCAAGTGTTTACCTAAGTCTCGTAAGGCTTCATGCGCGCTGTACAATTCGATTTCTGTTTCAACTATCTCTTTGTCTTCGCCGTCTTCTTTCTTTGCCAGGTATGTTGTTACCTTCTGCTTGATCTTCTTAATTAACTTCGACTTTGGATTGATAACGTTGTTTCCATCCTCGTCTTTAGTTATAAGGTTTATGTTGAACCCCATTGTTGAAACGTCCATCAAGTTTGTAATGTCACCCCTTGCAATGTCAGACAACCTGGTTAGAACTTCATCGGCTGACATAGAACGAGATTCAATCTCCTGCCGAATTGCTTCGGCTATTTCAGGTTTTTTCAAGTTTTCTTGACCAATCGAATATGCAGTCTTTTTTGAATATCCAGCGTCTAACGCCGCCCTCGTGGCGTTGAAGTCTTTCAGATATTCGTAAATAAAAGCCTGCTGTTTATTGGTTGTCATCTTCCCTTTTCCAAATCGCCTTCGTCTTGCGTATCATCCTTGCCCATGTCCACAATACCTGTGTGCTGTCATCGTTGTGCGCTATGCGTGAAATAATGATTTTA